TAATTGCCCACTCAGAAAATATCAGCCCAACCGGATTCGTCCCAACAAGCCAATCAAGCCCCATATCAACACCAACAAGTTGGTAATAGGAGCCATTTACCATTGTAAGCTTCATGTCGGTCTCATTTTTACCAACACACATACCAGGCGGGAAATGATCCATATAACGAAAGCCATCGCGGTCAATCCCATCCCACATGGCCTTTCTAGCCTGTCTTGCCGTTGGAAACAAATGGTAAATCCCACCCACACGCTCCAACGATTTTTTTGCAGCAAGATTGATAGCGGTTTTGTCCTTCCCGCTTCTCCTGTGCCAGACACACACAGCTCTCTTAATCCCCCGATCGAATGCTTGGAACAGGGGGAGCTGGTACTGCCTCGGCTGGTAATTGAATGGAATTTGCAGGCTCATTATAATTTAACACATTGATGACCACCTTGCCGTCAGACACAGGGGCCGAAGATTCTTTTTGAAGAGCCTTCGCTCTCCATTCATAAAACTTTTGCATATTTTTCGGATTAAACTGCGCCCATTCAAAAAAAGCCTCATGCCCCCCGAGGCGATCATAAACATAATCAAAAGATTCTTGAATGGCGGTTTTATCCTCAGGCATATCAGCAGACTTGGAAGCAAGATCCATCGTGTCATCCCACTGTTTATTTTGCTCAGAAGATTGGAAGTTACGCTCAGCGGTCTTAAGCAGATTTTCCACCATTGCATCATTAAAAAGCTGTTTCATTATTTCTCCACAGGAAGATCACACCCGGCTGCCCCATTCTTGATTGCAACCTGACATTCGTACCGATCAATAACATGATTAAGATAAATAATATGCTGCGTTTCCCTGACGTAATCCGCATCACTCACACACCACACCTTATCTCTCCCGGTATTCTGAGGAAGAAAACTCACTTCAGCAGGAAAATCAGAAGGACGGTCAAACGTCCTAAGAGTCCCCCCGCCCGCGTGAGCGCAAGCGGTCAGCATCATCGCCAGTGCGAATATCAGCCATTTGCTTATGTTCTTGTTCACGAACATCCCGCAAGTACTCCTCCATAGCTACATTCTCTCGCTTCCCCGAATCAAGCAGATCAGCAGCAGCGCTATCCTTCCCGCCCTTACGGACTACGGATATGATCCAGACAATCATACCAAGAGCGAGAACAATAGCAGTAACAGTCATTTATCGTCCGCGTTTTTATTTTTAAACAAATTCATACTTAGGAAATTTAATACTTTTGATACCATATCCATCGCTTTGTTGTTTTTCCAGCGCGTCGGCATAGCCATCGTAACCGCGTTGGCGAACAGAACCACTTCACCAGCCTGAGCCAAAATACTCTGACTCATAAATGCAGACAATAATTCCATCACTTCTCCTTTTCTTTGTACGGGTAAGTCCACAAAACCCCACTGGACTTCTTAAAATCAATATCCACATGAATAAATTTCTCTGCGATACCGATCCTCACAAAACAAACAATAAGAACTCTTAAAAGCATATACCGACTTGTGCTGGAAGGGCAAGCAATATCAACAGCTAAAGAAAAACCTGATGGCCCGACCAGATGCGAACTGGAAGCAGCCCCGCCTACATTACGATTGTGTTCAACGCATCTTGTACCGGAAGTAATGGATATGGGGGAGGGATAGCTATCGCGGATATGCTGGAGGGTATCCACCAGCTCCATGCTTATATTCTGGAGCCCACAACCGCAACGACAGGCAAATTCACTGGAAGAAAAGTTTTTAGTTAAGTCACCCATAAGATTGACATCTTTGCGAAAAGATAGTAATCTACAAACTGTTTAATGCAAACCATAACACATTCACCCTTCGAGGAGCAAACATATGCCGCAACATGGGACAGCTAACAACCCGCACGTAAGCAGCAAACCAAAACCAATCAAACCCCGGAGAGTACGGAGAAAAGCCAGAACAACGAAAAGAGGGGCTAGAAGGTGACAGATTGGAGAATCTGCCATATCTGTAAAAATCGAGTTGATGTATTCATAGAACAAATATTCGACCACAACTTCTACTATTATGTCTGTGACACCTGCGATGCACTATACGCCAAAACCCGATACAACGAATGGGTTGAGTCCGGATCGGTCACATCATGGTACGAAAAAGGGCGACCAAGCCCGAGCATATGGAAAAATTTTGTTTCTTGTATGATATGGCCTTCCGTAACTGGCTCAGAAAGTTGTTTTAATAAATGGAAAAAAAGAAAGACATATTCTATAAAATCCCCGGATACACAGGGAAAATCGTAGTCTCCTGCTCATACTGTTGCGGAACATTCGATATCGTACACACATTCCTAGGAGAGTTCCCATGCGCCTACTGTGGGCGCTACATAACAATCACAGACAACCCACCCCCAAAAAAGTACACCGCAAAAATTAAATTAGACTGAAAGGCAAAAGAGAAAGACTATGAGATACGGAAGGCCAAGATTCTGCTGCCACCCAAAAGTAAAAGACAATGGATTTTGCTTTGAGTGCCATGAATATCTTATAGATGGGAACACCGCACTTAACACTGCACACACTAAATACAAAAAAAAGCGCAAAATGAAGGAAGATCTGAAAACTGGCCGCATCAAATCACCAGACCTCATACCACTCGAGTTCCTACCACCCAAACAACCAGCAGACGTAGAGCCACAAATCTACTTCCTCTATAACGGAGATAAGCTACAATACATCGGAGAGACAGTCGCCCTCCACCAAAGAATCAGAACACACTGCCTCGAACACAGGGTAGATTTCGACTCCTTTACCCACATACCAGCACCAAGAGACCCTACCATCAGAAAACACCTCGAAGCTAAATATATCGCAACTCATAAACCACTCATGAATAGAATCACTAAACCGCCAGGAGACCCGGATGACAACACAAGAAGAGACACGAGAAATGAAGAAGTGGACAGCTTGGAGAGTGGCTAACCTATCATCAGCACCAATACTGAAGAAGTCAGAAAGGCGCGAGATGGAGAACTGCTACAAGAAATTACAGAAAGACACCCAGTTCACAGAGGCGCGGAACCTCAAGATAACTGTTACCCACCACTCTAAAGACAGGTGGTACAGGAGAGAAAAACACAAAACCCCATGGATGCACATATGGGATATGGAGGTAAGATGACCTACCTCCTTTATACGCTATATTAGACTAGCCAGTAAAAAACAGCAGCCGATGCCCAACCGAGCATAAACCAAACTAAATTACTCCAATTCATATCCATAACGCTTCTCCTTGCTAAAGTTGCTAAAATGGGATTGTATCATCATCTGGCGGCGGCCTCTCTACATTCGTATAATCCTGCCCATACCTCCTGCCACCATGCAAACCACGCCTTTCCTCCCCGTGTCTACGCATGTAAGGATCAACGCGGCGGTTCGCTCTCCTCCTGGTGGGATCATAACCCAAAAAGTCAGCAGCCCTCTGATCAAACTGTGCCATTTCCTCTTCCATTGCATTCTGGTCAGCCAAATCCATTTCCTCAAAGTACTCCTGGCGGTCCTGTTCCAGCTGATCCTGCCTTCTTGAGAAAAGGGGGTCCTCTTCTTCAGTTCTTGACCCATATAATTCCTCAGCCTCTCGCTCGGCGTCCTCCTGCACAGCAATGTCTCCCCAATCGCGATCTCTTCTTGGCCGGCCCCGCACCCATCTCTCCGATGAACGAATCTCCTCTTCAAGCTGAGCACGTACCGCAGGATCAGTATCAGGGTTTCTGATCGCATCAGTATACTCAGCCACAGTAATGCTTCGCCATTCCTCCCTGTTTATCACATCAAAATCAACAGATTTCCTACCGTATGGATAAGCAGGATACCCCCCTGCTGATTCTGCCAAAGCTCGTTCCTCCTCCAGAACACGCTTCATATACATCCCTCTCCCCTGGAGCATAAAGGGATGATTGGTCAACTTATTAATCTGTTGATACCATTCTTCAAGATCCAGAGTCCCCCCTTTTGTAGTCCCGGCTATAGCGGCTGAAAGATGAGCTTCAACACTCCTAAGACCGATCTGCAGCCGATTCTGATGTTCTTTCTCAGCGGGGGACATCTGCCTAAAAATCTTCAATCTACTCTCCGACTCTGACGGAAGAGACTCTAATCTTCTCAACTCCTGTGTGACGGCATCACGGTTCAACGGTGCTTCGCCTATAGTAGCCTCCCTGACATCCATGGATTCCCTAATATTGTGTAATTCCCTAATTCTCCACGCTGTCGGAGCATACTGCCTCAACATGGAATCCTTAAAATCGTCCAACGCCTTACTAGCACGATTTACATTTTGCCTATATCTCTCACCCCCAAGCTCATCCCGGAGTATAGCAACACTTCCCTCCCGGTGTCCCCTCTGCTTGATCTTCTCCATTATTTTGTTAAGCTTCTGCCTCTCTATAACAGTTACTGGCTTCCCTTTCTGGAAATGAGCAGCCAGCTCCTCCGACCCAGGCATGTCAGTTCTCTTCCTCCACTCCTCCACGCCCAAGACATCCTGCAAGCCGTGATAAGCCATTATCCCAGCCTCAAACAAAGAGTAGTAAGGGAGTACCTTTTTTATAGTACCAAAATCTCTCCCCAACAAAGATGCTACACTTTCACCTTTTTTCTTTAATGGGTTTTTTGGTGTGCTTAGGCTGGCCATATAGCGAGCATATCATATGTCTTTGTGCAAAGAACGCTAAAATATGTGGAGTACGTGTGGGGGTCCTATCTTTCTTTTTGCTTCGCAAAAGTCCGACCCCCCATCGGCTTTTTTTCACGTTCTAAAACAATCATTGTCGCTTCGCCTATACACCTCGCTCGGTCATGCTCCTTGCATCGCACTACCAGCTCGCTGTCGCTCCCACGGTAGCACGAGCAAGCATCACGCCCTCGCTCTTTCAAAGGTAGCAAGCTCGCGCCTTCGCTTCGCTCAGTCACTACGCTTGCACTCATCATCCCTCGTTCATGCTGCTTGCATGACCACGCAAGCATCACGCCCTCGTCAAGCTCGCCATGCTCGTCAGCGATGGAGCGCGCTTCCTCGTAAGGAGAGCGTGGGCTCCGTTACCCGCCCACTCCTTT